CTTGTATCTAAGGCAGAACAAACAATGCGCGATTTGGGCGTAACACTAACTCCTGGACAGTTGATGGGAGGACAATCAAAAACTCTTGAAGAATTTGCAAGTAAGATGCCTTTGATAGGTAAATATATTGCTAATGCAAAAGAAAAAACTTTATTTGATTTTAATAAAGGAGTTATTAATAAAGCGCTTAACAAAATTAACGATAAATTACCTGAAAATGTAATTGGAAGAGACGCGGTTCAATATGCAAATGAGGTCGTAGATAAAAAATATGATGATGTTCTTTCAAAAACAGGATTTAAACTTGATTTTCAAGCTTATTCCAAAATTTTAAAAGCCGTACAAATACCGGCAAGCCCTCAAGACCGGACTAAAGTAAATGATATTTTAAACAATGTAGTTTATAGTAAACTCCCGAAAGGAGCAGCAATTTCTGGAACGCTTTATAAAGGTATAGAATCTGATCTTCGTAAAAAAGCGCTTAGTTATAGTAATTCGACACTTGCAAGTGAGAGGGAAATTGGGGACGCTCTTTTTAATGCGTTAGACGGTTTAAAAGAGAGTTTAAAAAAACAAAATCCAACACAGACTCCTGCGCTAAGACGAGTAGACAGCGCTTTTGGAGATTTAGCCGTAATGAAACAGGCGGCGGCTGATAAAAACGCCGCAAATGGGGTTTTTACACCTAAGCAATACGCCTCTGCTGTTAGACAACGAGACTTAACAAGAAGCAAATCTAAGTACGCTGCTGGGTTGGCAAGAGGGCAAGATGTGTCAGACGCTGCCCTCCAAATTCTTGAAAAAGATGTTGGGTCAACTCTTGAAGGACGACTAGCAATGCAGACGATGGGCGGTTGGTCTATTATTCAAAACCCAGCAATAGGTGTGGCACTTGCAATAGCTTCTCCTGTAATGTACTCTGATACAGGATTAAAAGCAATGAATACAATTATGAGAAGTCGCCCAGAAATTGCTAAAAAAATCGGAAAAATATTAACTGATCGTGCCCTAAAGGAAGGCAGTATAACAGGCGCTCAAGTATTGGAAGAATATCAAAGAAGTCTAAAGACGACAGAAGACTAACCATGCTAACCCTCCTATCAACTCTAGTGTCCTTCCTCATGGGAGGACTACCAAAGATCCTGGAATTCTTTCAAGACAGGTCTGACAAGGCTCACGAGCTACAACTGGCACAGCTTCAGATTCAACGCGAAATGGAGCTTAGAAAGCTTGGCTATGAGGCTCAGGAGCGCGTAGAAGCGATCCATACAGAGCAGATAGAGCTTCAGACTAAATCTGCGGAGAAAACAGCCATAATCTCCGCACAACAAGCAGAGATGCAGGCTATCTACGCCCACGATACCAGCCTTAATGAGGGTACTTCACAGTGGATGCGTAACCTGAGAGCTTCTGTGCGCCCTGTGATCACTTATGGCTTCTTTTTCCTGCTATGCGTCATTGATGCTGCCTTGATATACAAAGGTATGTCTTCCGGTGTGCCGTTTGCTGACCTAGCAGAGCATTTGTGGGACAACGAAACTCAGGTACTGTTTGCTTCTATTATAGCTTTCCACTTTGGTGGCAGAGCGTTTGGTAAATGAAAGTAGATTCTAGTAATCTGATTCACGCGCATCGAGTAAGCGAACAGGCTTATTTGTGTCACGCAAAAAACCTGAAACGAATGCAGGCTATGGTAGACGAGGAAGCTAAAAAGATTAAAGAATTAAATGCTAAATGTGCGGCTAGGGAACGAGAGGCTAATCTTACAACTGGACGAGTAGATGTTACAGTATGAATGTAAGCGACAAAGCCATTAAGATGATAATGCACCATGAAGGGCTTAGACTCAAGCCTTATAGGTGTCCCGCTAAACTTTGGACTATAGGAGTTGGTCATGTTCTGTATCCCGATCAAGGTAAGATACCTCTTAATGAAAGAGATAGTTATCAGCTTCGTCCAGAGGACAATAGAGTTTTCACACAAGAGGAAGTTAATAACATCCTGAAAGCAGACCTTAGAAGGTTTGAGCAAGGTGTGTCTAGATATATAACAGTCGAACTAAGTCAGGGAATGTTTGATGCCCTTGTGTCCTTCTCCTTCAATGTAGGCTTAGGTACGCTACAGAGATCTACTCTGCGGATGAAACTAAACCGAGGAGACAAAGAGGGCGCGGCAGAGGAACTAATGAAGTACTGTATGGCTGGAGGGAAGGTATTAAGAGGACTCCAGAACAGACGCATAGACGAAAAGAATTTATTTCTGAGTTAACAAAAAAGCCCTCATAAGAGGGCTTAATTGTTTTAGAAGATAAAATATAGTGTAATGATTCCTAAATAAAGATAGATTATCGGTCTAGTTTCAGAATTAAAGTCTGGTTCCTTGTCTTCTTCAACCATGTGAATTGAATCAGCCGTAAGACCAAATACTAATCCACCGTTCCATTGGTAGTTAACTGTAATGTCCATCAGAATGCTACCTCACAAGCGCCAGCAGTACAACTAAGCATCTGCGCTCCTTCGACATTATCAGTCCCTTCGGTGAACTGCTCCCAATCAATGGAGTTAGGCATCTTAGCCACAAAAGCCTCATACTCGGAAGAATTAATCTCTTCGTATGGGGCTTGTTTGTATGTGCCACCATCGTAAGGCAGATAAGACACGCCCGTGATCTCATCAAACTTTTCCCAAGTCCATGCCCCTACTTTAGGCCACTCATTCTCGTTCACGGAAATGGTCACGGAAGGCTTATGCTCACACCAGTGGCGCTGATAAGTTAACCAAAGTTCCAGATGCTCGATAGCTGGTAGTTCCTCACGCAGTTTAGCTCCAGCGCCAACCTTCTGAGGAAAACTGAACACAGTGGTGCTGTCTGGCTTCATCACGCAAGGCTCTGACGGGAATCCCTGAGACTTCAGAAAGTTTGTCAGAGGATCTTTATTGTCAGAACGGACACGGCGAATATAATACTGACTATGTTGGGGATGGATACCACTAGCAGTTCCTGTAAGCTGAGATACAGTGCCTTCCGGTTTAACACAAGTAATAGCTGCGCTGACAGGGATACCAAGAGCGTTAGCAAACTCAGCATTAGTAGCAATAGCGACATTCTTTAGTTCCTCCAAGCGTTTAGGTAGTTCAGGATCAAAAGCGTTGTTCAAAAGCGCATTATCCAGGATACCTGTCATAGATACGCCCAAGAGACGCTCCTCTTCAGTGTTATGCTGCCATATCTTCCTGAGATACGGAAAATGGGTCATGGTCGATTGAAATGTTCCCAAAATGGTAGCAAGACGGACTTTATTCCGAAGGATATCCATAGTATCGCTGCTACGAACAACAACAGAAGATAGGTTACAAAACTGATAAGGACGAAGGATAATTTCACTGCAAGGATTAGTGCCCCACTCTTTATCCATTGCCCTACGGTTGTTTTTGCTGGCTTGTAGTTCTGATGCATAGCGGTTAAATATTCCTCTTTCACCGGAGTGAGATTCATAGATGTTAGACCACTCACGCATGAACTGACCCACATCAGGTTTAACCTCATAAACTGCTGAATTATTAGCCAACGCTCGTTGACCATTACCGTCCCACCAGTTACCTGCCTTAGCGTGAGCCATACGATCATCGTTAAGGTCTGATAGGGAAATCATTGCACTACGGCGCACTCCACCAACGACAACAACTTCCCCGATTTTACACAGAATGTCGTGACACTCAATCGTGTGCAGCTTACGGCCCACAGCGCCTTTGAACTTATTAACCACATACTTGAACAGATCCACGAGTGGCTCTGGCCCACTGGCGCGTCCTCCGAAAGTCTTAAGGCGTGTTCCGGCAGGACGAACTGCGGAAACATCCCATTTCGGGACTTCTCCAGCGTATAGCAGGGCGATAATTTGACGCAGCGCCTTAGCCCATCCTTCTTTGGAGTCTTTAACGACAACCATAGTATTAGATTCATACAAATGTTCCGGCACTTCTGGTAGTTTATTGACATACTTTTGCTCCACGCTAAAGCCTACGCCTGTTCCACACAATAGAATATACATAGCCTCGTCAAAGGCTTTAGGGTCATCTACAGGCAAATAAGAACAATTATAGCCAGCGATGTTCTGACGCTCCAGAGCTTCCCCGGCAGTCATAATAGACCGCATGGATGGCATTGTCTGAAGATCATTGATAGCATTAAAAAGCTCTGCGTGAAGCTCTGGAGGAATCTCGTAGTTATGCTTAGTTTTAAGGTGCTTGGACATGAAATTCATGTAACGGGTTACAGTCTCATCCCAGTGTTCGCGCCTGTTTTTGTCATCAAGAAACCTGGAATATCTTGATTTTGCGATATAAGTCTGATAGGGGGTCATTTCTTTCCTTCTTCAAGTTCAATAAGTTTTTTTAGATAATGGATAGCCTTTTTCAGGTCTTCCACGCCTCCCTTGTCTCTCCAACGGGACACATATTTTACACAGTTGCCAGTGAAATAGCAAAGGTTATTTTCATAAATGTAATCCCAAGGTTGTACTTTATGTTTGCTGTAGTGGCTACCGCCGACTTGCTGGTTTGATGCACTATTTTGGTGCATTTCTTCCTCCAAGATTTTACTGATATATTCACTTGTTGATAGCATAGGTGTCCGGATTAATAATATGATGAATATTTAGTTTTTTTTCATAATCTACTCTAGCGGCATAAGCCTCTTCTTTTGTGTCAAAAGAACCTAAATTTATATATTTATATTGCACACATATATTAGCTCTCCATTTGTTGCGTGACTTATCCCAGAACACTCCCCTAAATCCTGACTTATTTGTTAAATACATTTTAGTGTTAAATTGATTTAAGTGATAGCTAGATTCTCTTAAATTTTCAATTCTGTTGTTTAAAGGATTTCTATCTATATGGTCAATAACTTTTGGTAATTTTCTGTGAAACATAGCAAAAATTACTCGATGAATAGAACGTTTTTTGGAGTGGCTACTAAAATATGCATAACCTTGACTAATAAAAGTTTTAACTTCTTTGCCTATCTTATTTTTAAAGCGGCTTTTCTTGTAATACAGCTTACCGTCTTCATAGCGATACTTATCAATCCATTCTTGAATCAATTTATCAGTTTCATTGGTGTCCATATTTGCGCTCCAAGTATTCTATGCTTAAAAACATTTCATCAAAGTGACCGTCTTCGACTTCGTTCATCACCAGTAGTCCCCGCCAATGACGATTACTAAGCTGATCCATGTAAGACTCATCATGTAGATAGTAGCTACCAACAACGATTGCGGTGATCGGTTTCCCATCTGCCCGTTTTCCGTAAGCCACCTGTTTGCCTTGTTGGTGCCCAGCAATGCAAGACATATGCAGTTTACTGATAATAGCAGCAGGGCTAGCCGCAGGGCGTCCCAATGCACCCACAGGCCAATAATGATTGAAACCCACGCCGTTAATAAAAACAGGATGAAGAAATTCGTGTACTTCCCAATCAGATTCATAGTTTAAGTCCTTTGTAGAAATTAGTCCTTCAAGAGTTGGATTATTGTTTACAGCCCTGTCGATCCTATTCTCATGGTTGCCTAATGTCATTACCATGCGAGGCTTATACACTTTTTCTTTGTTTTTCTTTTGACGATATTGTAGGTCTTTAAGCGGTTTTAGCAACATTTCCATACCGTTGTGTACAATTTCGATATCTTTTTTGTACCGCAGCCCCTCAAAGTACTTAGAACCCTTAGTATCGTGACTAGATAGGCTAGGCATATCAGCAAAGTCACCGATATTAACGACAACATCTGGCTTGTACTCGCAGATGGCCTCTCCAGCCCAAGTCAGATGCTCCAGAGGAACGCCTTCCTTGATTTGACAGTCAGGAATTACCAATATTCTCATCATCGTCCTCAGTAGTTGTAAAGAAAGGAGCCTGTGGCTGATGTTCGCCTTTGTTGTTTAATTCTGGGTATTTCTCCAGTAGTTCCAGGAATGCTTTTCTATCAATTTCCCGTCCCGGCGCAGGGGAATGATTATGATCCCACAAAGGGCGCTCTACAACATAATAGACTTTTGACGAAATAGAATAGCCATAAGAGGCTTCAAGAACCCTTATAACATCCTCCAGAATTTCAATCCATGTAGGGCCAGAG